TGAAGGAGAACATTCTCAGTGGCACACAGTGCCGAGCCTGTCATCGAGACAGGCAGGCAGAGAGGCGCCTGTTGTACGGGCGCTGACTAGTACGGGAGGGGCAGGCTGTTTACCACGGCCTGCCCCCTCTCTGTTTCACCAGAAAATTTTCGTGACCCTAGGAGGGGCAAATGGAGACGTTCTCCGCAAGCAGGGCTGCACGCATCATGAGCTGCAGCGCAAGCGGTGACCTGGACAATGCGATCCCGCATTGGCAGCCACCGGTCGAGGATCCGAACGCGGACACGGCGGCTAGCCGTGGCACGCGGATGCACGAGGTGCTGGCCGAGGTGGAGACGCTGTCTCCTCGGGAGATGGCCGCCTTCGGCAAGGCCATCGAGTACATCGCAGAGGTGAGGGCGAGCCGTCGCTTCACCACGCTGATCGAGCAGCATGAGGTAGCCGTCTGGCTGACGCAGCCGGCTGGCACGACAGCGGACCTGGTGCTGTACACGCAGGACGAGATGCACATCCTCGACTTCAAGTGGGGTCGCATCCCCGTGGAAGTCGTCGACAATCGGCAGCTGCTGTACTACGCAGCGACGTACGCCAAGTACGCACCGAAGGCAAGCGAGGTGGTGCTGCACATCGTGCAGCCCAACGCCGACCTGTTCACGTCGTGGGTCGTTGACACCGTGACCCTCGCCGAGTTCATGCGCGAGGCGATAGCGGCGCAGGACAGCCTGCTCGCTGGTCAGCTGGTGTTCTCACCAGGTGACCACTGCCAGTTCTGCCCTGCGAATCCGCACAGTCGTGCGGCGAAGGGCACACCGATGTGCCCGGCCATGATGCAGGTGCTGTACCCGGCACCGTTCGACGAGGCTGCCCTGCTGGCAGACGAGTCGTGATCGGCCTGGACTTCGAGACCTATGGGTCTCGGGACCTGACCAAGGTGGGGCTGCGCAACTACACGGACGACGTGAACTTCCAGCCACTGGTGGCTGTGGTGTCAACGAAGAAGGACGGCAACCACGTCTTCGACTTCGTGAGTGATGGCATGTACCAGGTGACACAGGATCTGAAGAAGTACCTCGAGGACAACCCGGACACGATCGCCGCGCACAATGCGGGGTTCGAGTGGCGGGTGCTGAATGCCATCGGCATCCACCTGCCGGTAACCCGGTTCCTGGACACGGCGGTCATCGCTGCGTACCACGGTGCGGGCCGCAGCCTCGAGGCGGCAGCGAGTCAGCTGCTGGGCAGGGACAAGTACGCGAAGGGCAAGGATCTGATCAAGACGTTCTGCATTCCTGGTGAGTACCAGGAGATGGCTCAGTCGCAGGCGTTCAACCCGTTGATACGCACGGCACTGCACGAGGAGTGGGATGAGCTCATCCACTACTGCTCGCTGGATGCCGAGCTGTCGTATCAGCTGGCCCTGCTGTACCTGCCGGTGTCCGAGTTGCACTACTCGCACCTGACCCTGGCCATGAATGACACGGGCTGGCCCGTGGACATGGACATGGTGGGGGAGATGCAGTCCCGGTACGAGGACAACGTGGCAACGGTCAAGGCGAACATGCTTCGCACGTTCGGCTCGACAGCACCCAGCCTGGCGAGTACCACGCAGTTGAAGAAGTGGTGCGCTGAGCGGGGTGTGCGCTCGTCCTCGTTCGACGAGGACAGGGTGGCGAGCATGATCCCCATGCTGGAGAAGCGCATGACCACCACCCCTGATGAGACGAAGCGTCTCAACTATGGGGAGGTGGTCGCCATGCTCAGGTTGAAGCAGGACCTGGGTGGTTCCAGCCTGAAGAAGCTCGAGGTCATCGAGCGTCAGGTGTCGGAGGGTGGCCGGCTGTACGACTCGTACCTGCACTTCGGTGCGCAGGCGACGGGGCGTACCACGGGTAGGGGTGTGCAGATGCAGAACCTGCCGCGCCTGTTCGGGGAGGGTGACGATGTCACCCTGCTGTACGACAACGCCATCGTGTGGGAGAACGGACAGCTGGCGCGCAACCTGCGCCAGGTGTTCCGTGCCTCCCATCCGAATGGTCGGCTGGTCGTCGGCGACTTCTCCAGTGTGGAGAGTCGGGGCCTGGCGTGGCAGGCGGGCGAGCAGTGGAAGCTCGCTGCCTACACGGCAGGCGAGGATCTGTACAAGCTGCTGGCGTCACGCATCTACGACGTCGAGTACGTCGACGTGACCAAGCAGCAGCGGCAGGTCGGCAAGACCGGCGAGCTGTCCTGCGGCTACGGCGCCGGTGGTGGTGCGGTGCATGCGTTCGCCAAGAACATGGGTGTCACCCTGTCCGAGGTGGAGGCTGCATCGCTGGTCCGTGACTGGCGTGCCGCCAACCCGTGCATCATCGAGTGGTGGCAGCAGCTGCAGGATGCATTGCTCACCGCCATCACGATGGGTGATGCACGCATCCCGAAGGGCTGGGGTGCGGTGGTGATCCAGAAGGTGGATGCACCTGTCTCACTGAGGGACATGGGTCCTCAGCATTCGCTGAGAGTCCAGTTCCTTGCGAAGGGCCTGCAGTTCACGCGCTACATCCATGGCGTGGAGATGAAGGGCAGGAACATCACGTACTACAAGCCGAGCGAGCGGAAGACCGGTGACCTGTGGTCCGACCACTTCACCGATCCGAAGACGAAGCAGGTCCGGCAGTTCACCATCTACGGTGGCAAGCTGGCGGGGCTGCTCACCCAGTCGCTGTGCAGGGAGATGTTCTTCCAGTCCCTGCAGGAGCTGGACGTGCAGCTGAGGAGCGTGCCCAATGCACGGCTCATCGGCCAGTTCCATGATGAGATCGTGGTCGAGTGGCAGCCGGGCAACACCCCGCTGTCACAGATCACGCACATGATGGAGATGGCGATGGGTACCACCACGTTGCCAGGGTTCCCGCTCAGTGCGGAGATCAAGAGCGCGTACCGCTACATCAAGTGATGAAGGGCCGGTCACCTGGGTCGAGTCAGGTGGCCGGCCCTCAATCAGAAGGAGGATGCATGACGAAGTTAGCACATGTCGTGGGCATAGACCCAGGACTGGTCCATACCGGGTGTGTCCGGATGGTGTTCGACATAGGGTCGCAGCAGATCTCGCTCAGCTACGCGGTGATCAAGGGTCTTGACGTAGTCAGCGTGGAGCAGTGGGTGTCCGGCACTGTCGGGCTGGCTCGTCCTGCTGTGTTCATCGAGGGCTACCGTCCTCGGCACAACCTGTCCTCCGACACCAGGATGGTGGCCGGAGTGGCAGACATGAAGAAGGGGATCGCTGGATCCCTGGTGCTGAACAACACGGGTGTCACCCGGGTGGTGCCGGCCACGCTGATGCAGCTGTTCGGGGTGTGGGACTGGCCGCAGTCCACGCACCACCAGGACCTGCGATCGGCAGCACGTATCGCCCTGCTGGGAATGATGAAGGATCCCCAGCTGAACAAGGTGCTGTCTGTCATAGTTGGAGACCACCTCGCTGGTCGAACATGGGAAGTGGTGGGGCCGTGACCGTTCTCTTCGATCACCAGTCGGACTTCGTCGATGACATCACCGCGGAAACTTTTCCGCAGCGTGCGTGCGTGTACTTCAAGACAGGTGCAGGCAAGAGCCTGACCGCTGTCATGGGACTGCACGCACTGGGCCAGGCCAAGGCGGTGGTCATCTCACCACCGTCCACCCACGCACAGTGGCTGGCGCTGGGTGACCAGTACGGCATGGAGCTGCAGGTGATGAGCCATGCGAAGTTCCGGATGAAGGACACCCGCCTGTCACGAACTGTGGCGGTGGTGGCTGATGAGTTTCATCTACTGGGTGGTCAGCATGGCAAGGGGTGGCGCAAGCTCGACACCATTGCCAAGCACCTGCAGGCTCCGCTGTTCATCATGTCGGCGACACCGCAGTACAACGACGCGGAGCGGTGCTATTGCATCCAGCACATCATCGACCCGTCGTCGTGCAAGGGTGGGTTCCTCGAGTTCCTGTATCGCCATTGCGAGACGGAGCAGAACCCGTTCAGCCAGACACCGTACGTCACCGGGTTCAAGATGTTCCCCGATGCGGCCGCCTACCTGGCGTCGCTGCCTCGGGTGCACTACCTGCCCGATGACCTGGTCTACACGATCGAGGACCGGGAGTACCCGGTGACCGTGCCACAAGCACTGACCGAGTACAGCTACAACGAGAGAGACGATCGCATGGTGGCGAGCATCATCGAGATGATGCACACCGTCAGGCTGCAGGGGCTGATCGCCCCTGATGGCCGGCTTCATGATGACGTATGGACTCAAGTGTTTGACGTGATCCAGTCGCATGACCGGGTGCTGATCTTCGCTCAGCACTCGACAGTGATCGACGCCCTCGCATTCACCATGATGGAGGAGGGGCTGGACTGCTTCGACGAGGTGACGGGTTCCGCCACCACGAAGCAGAAGACGCACATCATCAAGCAGTTCATCAAGGGAGAGTTCCCGGTCCTGCTCGGCACGGCCGCCCTGGCTACAGGGACGGACGGGCTGGACCGGGTGTGCGACACGCTGCTGATCCTGGACGACACGGATGACGACGCACTGCGCCGTCAGCTGATCGGACGGATCATGCCGCGTGGCGAGTCTGTCGATGCGTCGGGCAAGCAGGTCATCCGACTGGTACCACTGGTCTCCTGATCGCGGGAGGGAGTCGACACCTTGTCGGCGAGATGAAGGAGGTCTAGTGACTACCAAGGAAGAGATCACGGAATCACTGCGTGAGCAGATGAAGGATCCGTCTCTGTCCAGTGCCATGTTCGACGAGTACGACAGGCGCATCAAGCTCCTCGATTCCGAGGAGTGAGCAGCAGGGAGGGAGTCCCTCGTAAGGACTCCCTCCCTGTTCCAGCAACCACTAAGGAGGATACATGGCAACACCGAAGACGACAGCAGTCCTTGCTGTCGACGCTGAGACCCTGGCGACCAGCTACCAGTACGTCTTCTACAACAAGAAGCTGTACGCACCGGTCGACTACATCGACACGGATGCGGACGTGGTCCCTGACATGGAGCGCACGACGTGGGTTCCGCTCAGCGACGACATGCTCCAGGTCAAGGCGCTGCAGCAGTTCGACACGATGTTCAAGGATCCTCGGCAGCAGCAGTCGTTCCAGTTCATGGTCGAGCAGTCGGCCATCCGGGTCTTCGACGTGAAGCCGTGGCTGCTGGTCAAGACCGCTCAGGGCCTGAAGGTCCTGAAGGAGGACGGCACGCTGCAGGATCCGGATGGCACGTTCATCCCGAACACCATCCGGTGGGAGATCAACGACGACCCGGACGACAAGGCCGCACTCAAGGCCACCATCACCGACTGGGTCGGTGGGGACGAGGAGATCGTCACGTCATTGCTGCGCCACCTGGCGACAGCGCTGGCACCGCACTGGTCGGCGGGCAAGTACGTGCTGCTGATCGGCAATGGTCGCAACGGCAAGTCGCTGCTGATGAACATGCTGCAGGTCCTGTTCGGGCGGGACAACTGCTCGAGCATCACCCGTCAGCAGATCAGCGAGGCGGACAAGGCGATGTTCGACCTGAACAACAAGCTGCTCAACGTCGTGTTCGACGGACCGGCCGAGTTCCTGAAGGACTCGGGCAGGGAGAAGTCGCTCATCACGGGCGAGGCGATCGGCATCCGCAAGCTGTATGCCAACGCCTCCACCACGGTGCAGACCAACGCCCTGTTCATCGAGGGCTTGAACCAGGAGCCACGCTCCCGGGACAAGTCGTCTGCCCTGCAGGCGAGGCTGGTCCGGTTCGTGTTCCCGAACAAGTACCCGGATGACCAGGACTTCTGGACTCACATGCACTCCGAGCGGATGCTCGGTGCGCTGCTGTCCCTGCTGGTCGACCACTACGTGCTGCAGTCGGAGGTGGCGGTGATGCTGTCCCCGTCGCAGGCGTCGAGGCTGGCGCAGATCGAGCACGCGGTGGACAACTCGCTGGCCCTGCAGTTCCTCGTCCACCTGGACGAGACGGAGACCCTGCCGGTCGAGGAGTTCCTGCTCGGCATGCTGTTCCATGACATGGCCTCGCAGTTCCAGTCGTGGCGCAAGGCATGCGGTGATCCCACTCCGTGGGATGCGCAGACGCTGCTCAACCTGTTCAGGCCTGTGCTCGACACCGAGCGCAAGTCCGTGTGGGATGCCTCGATCGTGAGCTCCCGCAAGAAGCGTGTCATCTCCGGCCTGACGGAGGACACGATGATCGTGATCGGCTCACTGAGAGAGGAGGATGCACATGCCACAGCCGTGGTGGATGACTGACGAGTACGTGGTCGACGACGATCTCCCGAAGGAGTTCGTCGACAACGCAGGCCCGAAGGGTCTTGCCCTCACCCGGGTCTGGCGTGACGGCACGACGGACAAGGGCTGGGGTATGCCGGACTTCATCGAGAAGTACGGCAAGGGTCGCTTCATGCGCACGATGCAGGCGGTCCTCCAGGGCTATCACCAGGAGAAGTGGGCGTTCGCCTACATCATGAGGTCGATGCGCCTGGTGTGCATCGACATCGACGGGAAGAACGGGGGCTTCACCGGTGTCGGCAAGCTGGGCATGCTGCCCTACACGCTGGCCGAGACCAGCAAGTCCGGCAACGGATACCACCTGTTCTACCTGGTGAGCGACGACGAGTGGAGCGATGACTTCGGCTTCGCCCCGTTCGGCGATCGCATCGGGCTGCAGCAAGGGGTCGACTTCCGAGCGACGGGATGCGTGTACCACTACCCGTCGCAGAGATGGAACAGCCGTCAGCTCACCGAGCTGCCGGATCACATCAAGACGATGTTGCGCGGCCGGCAGCAGAAGGCTGCCGCCCAGGTCGCCAACATCGTGAAGGTCCTCGACAGTGGGGACATGGAGGAGGTACTGCTCATGCACGACGCACTGATCGAGGACCTGGCCAAGCCGATCCCGGCGGGTCGACGCAACAACACGCTGTTCGCCATCGGCAGCCAGCTGTTCCTGGCAGAGGTGGAGAACTGGGAGACCCTGGTGCGGGACCGGGCGATGCAGCTCGGGCTCGCGTCGGACGAGACGGACAAGCTGGTGCTCAACATCAGCAGGTACGCCCCGTCGTCCGCGGTCATCCCGTGAACCGGCCGGAGATCCTGGACACGGCGAAGGGCTACGTGTCGCACGATCGCAATGCCACGCACGGGGATCCGGAGGACAACTTCCGGACCATCGCCGAGTACTGGGAGGCGTACCTGCGGGCGAAGGGCATGCACGACATCGAGCTCCACACGTACGACGTTGCGGCCATGATGATCCTGATGAAGGTGTCCCGGCTGGCAACGAGCCCGGGACAGGAGGATCACTGGGTCGACATCGCCGGCTACGCCGCATGCGGCGGGGAGGTGTCGACCCGTGTCGCCAACAGAGGCTGAGCGACTGCGTGCAGCGTTGAGGTTCCTGCTCGACACCGGCGAGATCACTCCCAAGGGGGCGAGCGAGATCGACCGGATCATCGCAGAGGTGAGTTGGTAGGAGGAAGGCCGCATTCCCTCATAAGGGTGCGGCCTTCTCTCTTTTTTTTGTGGTTTACTTCGGTCATGAGCCTCCTTGACAAGTCGTACCTGACCGAAGCTGAAGAGGAATTGAAGAAGAGATTCAACAAGGAGGAGGCCGATCGGAAGCGGATGCCTTCGACGGCATCCGCTTCGCAGCCGTCAGGCCGCGTCGACCAAATCACCCTGCCCGATGAGGAGAGGGGGCTAATGCCGTTCACCAAGGAGAAGTTCCTGGTGAAGGAGAACCCGGGCCTCGTCGAGTGGGAGCGCGAGGTCCGCAAGTTCCTGCGCAACCTGTCGCCCGACCACGAGCACCGCGTCACCGCGGTCATGGTCTTCGAGTGGGCGACCGGGCTCGAGGTCAAGGAGCTGATGGCGTCGAGTGAGAAGTTCGAGAGCGGCAAGCAGAACTGGCGATCCGACCTGCGCAAGATCAACCAGGTCCTCGCCTACTACTTCGGCAAGCCGTACACGACCTGGATCATGGGCCGCAAGGTCGGCAAGGCGTACAAGGTGAAGAAGGGGTACTACATCAAGCGGCATCGCCCGTGCACCCTGACGCTGTACGCCGAGTACGTGGAGGGAGTGCTGCACCCGTGACCGTGAGGGTCCTCGAGGACGGCACCCGGCTCTACTCGAATGGCACGCGGTACGCACCGGTCCCTGCGGATCAGCGGAAAAAAATTGTGCGCAAGCCGGATGATCCCCGGGCTGTGAGATGGGGGGGTGACTGGGTACTGCCGCTGGATCTCCTTGGAGAGGACCAGCGGCAGCTTCCCGAGACACGACCCGACTCCGAGGCGTACGACCACATGGTCAAGCCCAGGCGCTGCCGCTGCCCTGTGTGCAAGCGGCCGGCGGCGAAGAGGTGGAAGCGGATGTGGCGCCGTCAGATGCGCAGGGACTCGTCGGCGATGTCCTGATCATCCACGGCCCCGCCCTCGATCCGCTGGAACAGCTGCTGGATGGAGCGCAGGTCCTTCGCCATGATGCACTGCAGGATCAGGGTGGCGGCCGTGACGTCGAGGATGTCGTCGCTGCGGGAGTACACCGTCTGCACGGTGCCGAACCGCTGGTGCCACAGCCAGTGCAGCCGGGTATCCAGGCTGGTGCGGTGGTCATCCGGGATCCGGGTGCGGTAGGTCTTGATCGGGACGATGTCAGCTGGCATCGCTGTCTCCCACCTGGTGGGCCGTGAGGTCGGTGAACTCCAGCGAGACGGCCTGCCTCGTGGCTGGATGCGTGCCCGTCCGTCGCTTGCCGACGAGCCGGTCGAAGATCAACTTCCTGGCCACGTTCGCCCGTGACTGGGATGACCTGTCGTCGAGCTCGGCACCGTTGGCGATCTGGAACAGGGTGCGGCACACCAGCTCGTACGCGGGCAGCTCGAGCATCACGTCCGTGTTCACGGTCGGGTTGTCCGCCACATGCTGCAGCGCATGCCGGATACTGACCACCTTCTTCAGCGCCATACCCCTGCCCAGTTCTCCTCGTAGCTGACGGACGCTCCGCCAGTGTGCTCGTCATAGAAGCTGGAGCCGAAGAAGTCCAGCTCCTTCGTGGACTGCACTGCGTACCGCAGGGCATCCATCATGTGGCTGTGCCGGTCGTGCAGCGGCTGCTGTGTCCACTGCTGCAGCCGGGTGGAGTACTCGTACTTGTAGTTCTCCAGGCATTCGAGCAGCCACTGGCAGTTCGTCTCGTGGATGATCGTGTTGTACAGCTGCATCCGGGTCTGCTGGATGTCGGTGATCAGGCCGTAGTCGCCCTGCCGCGAGCCCGGCACCTTCCACACCTTGTTGGATTTCGCCAGCACCGCGACGTTGGGGAACCGCTGCCGCAGCATGTCGGCCGGCGTGGTGTTCACCGCCTTCTCGTGGTGGTCCCCGTCCCACGGCAGGATCAGCTTGCCGATCCTGTTGAAGTAGTGCTTCGGCTGCAGCTCGTCGACGTACTCGGGCAGCGCCTTGCCGTGGCCCTCGCCACAGTCGTAGATCCACAGTCGCCCGTTCACCCACTGGAACGTGATCCAGCTGGTGGCATCGGAGTGCAGGCCACTGGCGCCGATGTCGAAGGCGACGTACACGGGATGGGCCTGGTCGAGGTTGAAGTCGAGGACGCGGTTGTCGTTGACGAGCTTCATGTACGCCTCGCCGTACACGGCTGCCGCGTCCATCTCCTCGAACGAGCAGTGGTACTCCTGCTCGAACATGCGCTCGTTCCCGAACCGTCGCATGTACGTGTCGCGGATCCGCTCGAGCTCCGGTTCGGTCAGGACATCGGAGAGCCCTGCCTTGCGCATGATCTGGTTGACGTCGTCGATGCCGAGGATGATCGTCTTCGCCTCGGGATTGCCCTCCATGGACTGCATCAGCTGCCACAGCGGGTTGCGTCGCTTCCCTCGTGGGGTGGACACCACCATGAGGCGCTTGTCCTCGGCCCGGTTCTCGAGGATGGGCATGATCCGGGGGATCGGATCTTCTCTGGTGAAGAGGGCTAGTTCGGTGATCGTGTAGTCCTGGAAGGACGTGCCGACGCCGGCCTTGTCCTGCCCTGACTGGAAGTAGCCCTGCAGCTTGAGGCGGCTCTTGTTGGTGAAGTTCCCCACCATCACGGTGTCCTTCCACTCCACCAGTTCCGGGGGGACGTTGTCCTTCAGCCCCATGATGTACTGCTCGGTGCGCGGGTCGATGTACGTCTTGTCCCAGAGAATGTCCCTGATCATTGGGTTGGACAGGGAGATGTAAACCCCCGTGGTCTTGGGGGTCTTCAATCTCGCCTCGCACTGCTCCATCGACGCGGCGACATCCTTGCCGGTCTGCCTCGGCAGCACCGCGATCGAGTAGCGGTGCGTGCGGAACATCCGGTGCAGGGATGCCTGGTATGGCCGCGGCTGGTAGTGAACCGGGAACTGCGGCATACCAGGCCTCCTCTGCTACTTGCTCTTGGTGGCCTTGGACTTCGCTGTGGCCTCCGCCGCAGCCGCGGCCGCAGCCTTGAAGGGGTAGTTCTTGGTCGTGCTGACCAGGTCACCGTTCACCACGAACGCCGGCACGGCCTTGACGGTGGCCGGGGGCGTGATGCTGACGGTGAGGGTCGTGGGGTTCACGTACGTGGTGGTGATGATCGCACCGTCCCAGTTGACCTTGCTCGAGGCGACGAAGCTCGAACCGGTGAGGGTGATGACGACCGGACCTGCTGCGCCGGCGAGCACCCCCTGCGGGCTGAGACTCGTCAGTTCCGGGGTCTGGTCCGCGGCCACTCCCGTTGTCAGGTAGCGGTACTGCTCGACAGTGGACTCGAACCCCTGCCGGTACTCGGCTCGGGCGTCGTCGACCTCGTCCTGGATCTTGTCCGCGGTCTCGGCGGGGGACGTCGTCTGCTTGACGACATCTGCGTACAGGGCTGCGTCGTGCGGCATGGTGTGCTCCTCAGATTTGGAGATTGGGCAGTCCTATTGTGCCGAACAGCGTCGAGAAGTCCTCCTTCTGCGAGCTGTCACCTGCCTTCGAGGTGATCCCGGCCTGCGGCGGATCCGCCGGTGGCGGGGTTGCCACCGGGAGGACGGTGGGCGGAGCCGCCGCAGGAGCAGGGGCCGTGGACAGCTGCTTGCGCAGCTGCTCGATGATCGGCTGCACGGGGATCGAGTAGCCGACCAGCTTCTTGTCGTCGCCTCGGATCTCGTACGGGGTGGCCATCGTGGCGAAGGCGTCGGCCAGGGGCCGGTTGAACCCGGTGGTGCCAGGGATCAGGTCAGGGTTGTTCTTGAACAGGTCGATGCTGGCGTGGACGGTGTCGATGAAGGCCTTCGACTCCTCCATCTTCGACTCGGCCTTGCTCCGGATCTCTTGCGCGAGCAGGGTCCGCACGGCCTCCTGCCACTCCTTGGCATCCTCGGAGGACTTCAGGGTCTCCATGCCCTCCTTGCCGATGGCCGGCACCTGGGCGCCGACGAGCAGCCGGGGGTGCTTCTCGAGCGCCTCGAAGTAGTTGCCGTAGTCCTTGCGGACCTGCTCGAACGACTCCTGCTGGTAGGCCTTGGTGACGCTCTCCTCGAACTTGGTGCTCAGCTCCCCGATCTGCGGGAGGACAGTGGCCGCGTCTGCTCCACCCGTGGCAGCAGCTGCTGGCTTGCCGTCGGCTGGAGGCTGCCCAGCACCTCCTGCAGCAGGTCCAGCAGGAGGAGTCCCTGCTCCATCTGCTGCTGGTGCTGTGCCTGGCGCAGGCTGTCCTGCCGCTGCAGGGCTGCCGCCAGGGGCCTCAGTGCCTCCAGGAGCCCCTGTCGCAGCTCCTGCGCCCGTTCCAGCGCCCGTCTCTGCCGTCGCGCCTGGAGCGCCCTCTGAGGCCGTCTCAGCCACCAGAGTGTCCATGAGAGCACCGAATGCCACATCGCCCTGAGACGGGAGCGTGAGGCCAGGGCGGTCATCCGCGGCTGGCTCACTCACCGTCACCCTCCCGGCCGTCCTTGTAGGACTGCAGGGCCAGCGCCAGGGCATCCCTGTGCATGTCCGTGAACTCGAACTGGATCTGGTCCAGCAGCGCTGTCAGTCCCACGTCGCCGAAGAACATCGAGTGGACCTCGGAGATGGCAGCCAGCTCGGCTGGCGCCGTCGGCTCGCTGCATGCCCAGTCCAGCTCCCAGCCCAGCACGGCGATCTGCCAGCTGGTCAGCACCGCGAGGTAGTGCTCGGAGTTGTGCTGGGCATCCTCCTCCGGCGTGGTCTGGTTCAGGGCCTCGTCGTCCTGGGAGATCTCATCGAGGAGGATCGCCTCGAGCTGGGCGATCTTGTCGAAGTAGCGGTCGCGGAACTCCGGCATGTCGGCGAACTGCATCTGCTGGTACTTCGCGCAGATCCGGCTCGCCCATTGGGGCGTGACATGGGCATCGGCCTCCTTGCGCGCGGGCTCGAGGACCTTCGCCCACACCTCGAGGATGGTGTGGAACTGCGGGGTCACCTCGCCGAGGTCGGCGACGGTGGTGTCCATGATGGACTGGTCGATGAGGGGCTGGTCGGTCACTTGAGTCCTCCGGTGAGCTGAAGGTGGCGGTGCTCGTCGGAGATGGCGCGCACCACCGTTCGGATGTCGTAGCACAGGACGTTCTCGATGTAGACCCTCTTGACCTTCTCGGGCACGAGCTCGGCGGCGCCGTAGAAGGCCTCGACATCGGTCATGTCGAAGCCCTCGCGGCCGTTGTAGCAGTGGATCTTGAACGGGAAGCGGGGGTCCCGGTAGATGCCCACCTGGTACGAGGGGAGGGTGATCTTCACCTCGGAGGGGACTCCCTCGCGGGAGCCGGCGACCTCGAAGGTCTCGACGTACTCCCCGTTCTGGACGGTCTGCTTCTCCGTGCCGGTCTCGAGGTACTTCAGGACACGGCGGCCGCGAGGCTTGGGATAGGCGGGTTTCCGCACCTCCTCCTGCAGCCACTCGCGGCCGTCCTCGTCCACCCGGATGACCTCGTCATCGGCGTTGGTGTTGAGGCGCTGCCCGGGCATCTCCTCGGGATCCGGCAGGCGGAGCGGCGGCAGGGGCTCCTCGGCTGGCGCGGGCTGGAGACTGGCCTCGATGTCGACGCCGGCGGCGGTCAGGAGGTCGATCAGCTCCTGCTCTGTGTAGTTGCGGAACTGCTTCTCCAGTGGGATTCCAGTGGCCTTGTACAAGTTGTAGAGCTCAGCCTTATGCTTGGAACTCATGTCGCTCCTAGGTGGGTTACGGCTTCACTGTGCGGGACATTAGCACGTACACCACTCTGTAAGCATGCCTGGGTACGCCGGGCGGTGCGCCATTCCTAGTCACCTAGTCACCCCTAGTCACCCCCTACTCCCTTTTATTTCTCTTCTACTTATTTATATAAAGATAGAAAAGAGGTGACTAGGTGACTAGAACAGAAAAACTCTCTGGGAATGAACGACATTTCCTGGTCACCTAGGGGTGACTAGGGGGTGACTAGGTGACTAGTTCCTGCGGTAGTCCATGTACGTCAGCGGGATGCCGTTCGCCGCGTACCCGTCCGGGCCGTTCGCGACATTGCTCCCGTACTCGAAGGTCTCCACGCTGCCGAACTCCGTGCCGACGTTCACCGACACCGGGGTGTACCGGTACTGGACGACAGCCAGGACCCCCGTGCCGTCCTCGCCGTCCAGCGACTCGGCATAGAACTCCCACTCCATCAGGTCCCTGCCGATTCTCAGCTTGTCGTGGACATTCCACTCATAGCCGGTGTCGAAGATCCGCCGCTCGTCGGACATGATCTTCGACACGTCGACCATCTTGCCGTGCAGGTCGAGACCCATCACCCCGTAGCGCATCTTCCCCTGGAACGCGCCGAGGGTGATCTGGACCTGCTGCACATGGGCCCATGCGTCATGCGCGCGGTTGGCGCCCTGCGTGTTCGTCATGATCCGCCACGGGATCGGCCGGCTGCGCACCTCCCGGATGTCCGTCACGTAGTCATCGCGACGGTAGTCCGGGTCGAGGTAGTACAGGCCCTCCGGCCGGGTGACGCCCATGTAGGTGTGGCCGCTGATGTCGAACTCGCGCAGTGCCGCCGCCTGGATCAGCAGGCGGGACCAGTTGCCGTTCTCCGCGCCGATGTCCAGCACCCAGATCTCGTTCCCCTTGCAGCCCTCCTCGAGCGCTGCACCTCTGGGATTGTTCACCAGCAGGTAGAACCGGTTGTCGAGCTGGGCCGACATCATCCACTGCCGAGCCTGCAGCCCGCGCCACATGTTCGCGATCTTGTCGCTGAACATCTTGTGGTTGATGTTGTAGTTCTGCGCCGTCGACTTCAGCAGGCCCATCATCGTCGGGCGGTACATCCCGTTGTTCATCACCTCGACCGCGTACGGCGACAGCGTGCCGGGGGTGTTCGTGGTCTCCTCGAACCCCATGATCGCGGTCACGCCGCTGGCCGCCTGCACCGTGGCCGGCTGCATGTAGTACGCCGAGGAGTACCCGTCCTCCCCCTGGCACAGGATGGTGAGGGTGTCGACGGACTGCGGGTTCTGCCACAGCACGACCGCCACCGGAAGGTTCAGGTTCCCTGATGTCAGGGTCTTCTCCCCGCCACCGGCGGCCGCCGAGAAGTTCGTGTACTCGCCGAAGGCGTTGGACGTCCACTTGATGGTGGCCAGCTCCGTCGGGTCACCGACCAGGACCATCCGATCACTGGCTACCATGCCGGAGCGCGACTTCGGCGGGGTCGAGTAGTTGACCCGGTTCGACAGTGACGGCAGCGGCAACGACACGGTGCCGATCCGCCGGTTCGGGGTCAGCTTCACCATGCCGCCCTCGAAGTAGGGCAGCGTGTCAGACAGCTCCGTGTCGTACATGAACGTCGTGGTGAACCTGTCGCCCTCGACGGGGACGGGATCCTGGTCCGACCAGGCCAGCACGTACAGGTGCCACTTCACGGCTCCTTCGGACAGGGCCTGCTCGTACACGGCCTGCGGGAGGCGCACCACCAGCTGGTCCGCGCACAGCTCGGCCACGTCCGTGGCAGTCCCGCTGGGCTCGCCAGCGGCGTTCGCCGTCTCCCAGCGCCAGTTCGACCACGCGCGAGACATCCGGATCTCCAGCACCCGGGACGGGGCGGACTCCCCGATCTCGTTCTCGAACGTGTAGAACATGCCGAGCTTGAACTCGTTCGCGGCCGCACCACCGGTGGCGATCAGAGTGTTCGCGGTCGGCGTCTCCGGTGACGGCATCGACGTGCCCGGCATGATGCGCTGCCTGCTCGGAGAGGCATGCGGGGAGAACCGGTCCATCCAGTTGTTCGCCGTGATCGGGGTGCCGGCCGTCGAGCCGTCGAAGTACGTGCCGAGCAGCGACGTGTTCGACTCCAGCATGGCGGCATCGACCTCGATGTACTGGCCGTACCCGACGCCGGGGATCTCGATCGACAGCTCGGCGGACACGGCTCCCGCGCCGACCATCGGGGAGCCTGCATGCGCCCGGAACCAGGCCCCTGCCGCCGGGGACGCCCCCGCGGTGGGGATGTCGACGACGTTGCCGTACTTGTTGAAGGTCGTCATGCCGATCGTGAACGTCTGCCCCATCGTGCGCACCGACGCCGACCCGGACAGTGCCCGCTTCGGTACGGGGACCCGGGCGGAGGTGACCTTCACCGTCTGCACCGGGTGGTACACCGACGCCGACTGGTTCACGGCTCCCGTCCAGTGGCAGTCGGTGCCGCTGGCCCCGGTGAGCAGGGTGGTGGGCTCCCCGTCCTGGCACAGCACCACGTCCTTGATGCGGACGTAGGTGACGACCGGGCCGTGGCCGGTGCCGCCGACCCACGCGCGGATGGTGACGGTCCCGGACGGTGCCGGCACGGCGTCGCTGACCCAGCGCCCGTTCTCCTCGGGCAGCTCGAACACGACATCGTCGCCGATCTTCGCGCCGTTCACGCTGTGGAACGTGAACCGGGCCTGCGGGGTGATGTCCTGCCCGATGGTGTAGTCGAACGCGAGGCGGTACTTCTGGCCGGGCACCACGTTCTCGTGGGCCTTCGCGCTGTACGCCAGGAACGGGCCCTCCGCCACATGCATGTCGTAGATGCGCAGGTAGCCGTGGTCGGTGATGACACGGGTCTCATGGCCGAACTGCTCGAGCGGGTACCAGCCGTTGATGATGGAGTTCTCCGGCAGCGTGGCGAGGTCGTGCAGCGGCCTGGTGATCATGTTGGTGCGGGCCGGGCGCGACTCGACGTGCAGCACATGCGTCCCGCTCACGGGATCTGCGGGAGTCCCGGGGCTCAGCCGTGTCGTGTCCGACGGGGTCCACAGGTAAGTGCCGATCTCGAACGACGGGTTCAGCAGCTCGTTCGTCCGGACGGTGACGGTCTGCGTGGCGACCCAGGCGGCGTCCGGCTGGATCGCGGTGAGCTTGTCGGCGTCCGTCCAGTCCGGCACCGACACGTTCGACATGCGCTTGGCGACCTTCTCCATGCCCACGAAGAACACCCGGATGTCCTCGCCTGCGTCGGACATGGCGATGATCCGGTTGTTGATCTGCAGGTACTCCACATGGGTGGTGGCCTCGGAGAAGTTCATGTTCGCGGTGCCCTGCGGAATGGTGAACCCGATCGCGGGATCCTCCAGCCCGAACACGACACGGAACGGGTCCGTCATGAGGATCGCGCGGAAGCCGACGGTGCCGTCGATCTCACGCACCCCGAACAGCAGCGCCTTCTCCCCCTTCAGGGTGTAGAACGGCTCCTGCCCGCCGACCAGGGGAAGGGAGTAGGCGAGGCCGGGGTAGGCGTCGTCCGTCGGGTCCATGTCGGGGGAGTCCTCGTACGACAGGTACCGCAGTCCTGGCCGGACGGCGAGCGCCCCGTTGCGGTCGACCATCGCGTTCTCCATGATCCGCAGGCTCGTCGGCTCCGACTGCCCCGGTGGATAAGCTGTGGACCACCCCGTGAATCCCCGTAGATAAGCACGGGACAGCGGCCTGTCGATCGGCGCCGGGATGACCGCCTTGCTCGGGGGCATCAGCCCTCCCAGGCATGCGGATGCAGGTGCACGCGGGAGAACTCGCTGCGCACGCTCGACTGCACCGGGACGATGATCTCGTTCAGGTACGCGGAGTCGGTGTGGTCGGTGTCCCGCTCGATCAGCTGGTACATGAGGTTCTTGTAGCTCTGCTCCAGCGTCTGCGCCCTTGGCTGCATCACCGGGTCCGCCTGCGCGTACAGGTACGCGGCACGGGCGATCACCAGGTCGGGATAGTCGAAGTCGACCAGCTGCTGACGGATGCCATCGTCGACCTCCTCGTCGGCCGGCGGCAGCCGGAAGATGGTGGGCTCCCTCATCACCGGGACCTCCACATGCAGGCCCGCCTCGGACGTGAACAGCGGACGGGAGAACATGACTGTCTTGCGGACGATCGCGCACCACAGCCCCGTGCGGCTGGCGTACTTGTGCAGGCTGTCGCGCGGCAGGACGTACGCCCAGCGCACAGGCTTGCCCGTGTCATCGACGAGTCGGACGGAGTCGTCATCGAGAATGCGAACCCGGTTCTGCGGGTCGATGGCGAACTCCTGCTCGCCGCCGACGATGACACCGACGTCCTCGACGGTGCTGTAGTAGGACCAGTCCTGGTCGAGGGCGTTGTGCCGCAGGGCCCGGTTCAGCTGCCGGGTGATGGCGCGGTACCGGTCGTACTCCGGCTCGTACGTGATGTCGAGCCCGGTAAGGGTGCCGAGCACCTCCGCCACCGCATCGTCCAGTGTCATCTGGAGCTCGGTGCTCATCGCGCTCATACTGTCCACTTCCTCAGTGTCGCGCCCTGTGCCTTCTGCACGCCCTCGAACGTGGGCGACGCGGCAAGGTTGGTGCTCTCCTGCCGCCGGTCGATCCGCTCGGTGCCGTCCCACTCGTCGATCCAGTCGGGCAGCGGCTTCTGCACGTAGGACTTGCCGAGCTCGTTGGAGGCCAGCGCGAACGAGCGCTTCATGCCCTTCCTCGCTGTGGTCCTCCGCTTGCCGGTGCCCTTCAGACCCAGCTCATCGGCCTGCGCGAGGTAGTCGGCCTGCTGCCCGTACGTGTTGCCGAGGGCGGTCATGGACTCGGAGCGTCGGGTGTAGAAGTCCTGCCACAGGGACTCCCGCTGCCCCTCCGCCGTCATGAAGGCGTTGGACATCGCTGCCTTGGTGTCGATGTTCAGGTCGGTGATGCCCTGGTTGATCGACTGCATCGTGTCGTAGTAGGCGCGGTTGGCGTCGCTCGCGTTGGAGTGCCAGTTGCGGGCGTTGGCGAGCATGGCACGGACGGCGTCCGTCTCGCCCGCGCCCTGCTCGAGGATGGCGGTCATCGAGTCGGCACGCTCCCGCACCACGTTGCGGATCCCCGCCTCCTGCACGTCGCCGGTCGCCTTGTCGGCGTCGGATGCCGCGTTCAGGAACTCCGCCCCGCGCAGCCCCGCCGCCTCCCTCAGCTGGCCCAGCTGCTGGCCCAGCATGAGGTTGATGTCCTGCATGTTCTGACGGCGGTTGCGGCCGAACTCGTTCTGGATGGCATCCCGCAGGCCCCGGATCTGGTACTGCAGGTCGGCGGCGGATGCGCTGTACCGGTTCGCGGTCTTGAGGTTGGCCTTCTTCTGCTTGGCGTTGGCCCGCTTCTCCGCCTCCTTCTGGATCTCCTCAGCGGTCTTCGCGGGATCCGGCGCCGTCGGCGCGTTGGCCGGCGGTCGCACCCCCAGCGGAGGAACGGGCCTGTCGACGAGGGGGAGAGCCATGGTGCTACCTCACTTCCATCCGAGGGCGGCGCGGATGTTCTTGGCGGCCCCGTCATCGAGGGTCCGGGTCTCCCGCAGGGACCGGTCGTTCACGTAGTCCCAGAGCCTCTGCTGGTTCTCCGGCTCCCAGTTCCGATCCGTGAAGTCCTGGAAGATCGCGGCGAGACCCGTCTCGTCCGGGTGCGCCTGCAGCCATGCGTAGGCGTCGTCGAGAGCCTTGTCGAGCTGGAACTGGGGGGACTTCTCATCCAGCATCTGGAAGTACCCGTCCGGGATCATCATCGGTGCGGCCAGGGGGATCCCCAGTGACGACTGGAAGCTCCACCCGTTCGGCTTCTTCTCCGAGAGATTGGTCTTGTACGTGTTGAGCGCCGACTGGATCAGGGCCGTGTCGATCGCCTTCATGTTCTCATCGGTGCGCACGCTCGCGTACTGCGTGGGGGCGGTGCTCTGCTCCGGGGAGTAGGCGTTGAGGGCCTTCATGTCCTTGTCGCTGAACGTGAAGTTCTTCAGGTCCTTCGTGGAGACGGCACGCTCCAGCGACAGGAACTCGTCGAGGTCCTGGCCGATCGCCTGGAAGTCGAGCCGCTTCAGCAGCGCCACCGTCTGGAAGCCCATCGTGTCCGAGCCGCCGCCCTTGCCGAAGATCGACTCGACGTCGATCGCGTACTGCTTCCTGTCCGTGGAGTCGAAGAACTTGGGGTCGGTTGCCAGGTCGACCTCACGCGCCTGCACGAGGAGGCCGTTGACATCGACGGCCGCCCGCTGCTCGGGTGACAGCTTGTCGTACGCCTCCCATGTCAGCGGGGTGGCGGTGTTCTCGACGGAGACCTCGGCACCTGCCTGCGGCCGCTCCTTGCGCACCCGAGCCAGCTCCGAGGCCGACCGCGTGTACGAGTAGTCCGCGAGCTCCCCACTGCTCCGCGGTCCCGTCCGAGCGGGCTTCTTCGGATTGCTCGGCTTCTCCGGCGCCTGCGTCGAGGCAGCACCGTGGGGCACCAGCGACGGGGCGGGCAGGGTCGGCTCCGGCACCTCCTGCGTGATCGACGGGATGGACGTGAAATAGCTGGGGATGGGGGAGACCGGCTTCGGCGGCGACCCGAGCGGAGCCGTCGAGTATGTGGGAGCGGACATCAGGCCCGGGACGGGCGCAGAGGGAACCTGCGCACCGTACTCGGGCCGTCGCCCTTCCTCGGCTCCGAGGATCATCGCCGCAGTCCGAACAGCACCGCGGCCGTGATGACGATCAGCAGGATCGTGTCAACGATCAGGAGTGTCTGATTCATCTGTCTCTCCTCCCCTGGAGTGATCTATCGACGCGATGGCCGCGCCGATAAGCACTGCACCGATGATAGCCAAAGACCACGTCAGGAAGTCGTTGTGCGGATTGAAGCGGGACACCCCTGCGGAGGCCGCGAATGCGGCGGCCGCCGTGATGAGCAGGAGCCTGGTCATCCGAACAGCCAGTCGTGCAGCTCGGGGGAGTACGCCCCGGAGGGATTCGTCTTCACGTCGGCCGACGCCTGCAGCTGGGCGACAGCCTTCGCCGGGTACTTCTGCGCCCCTTCGACGGGAACCCCGGAGAAGAAGCCGAGGTCATGCAGTCGGCATGCCAATCGGTATGCCTGCGGATTCGCGTAGCCGTGGTTCATCGCGTTGAAGCATCCCTCGATCGAGGGCGCGACGCCGTCCCACAGCTGCTCCAGTCGCATCGACCCGTACGGGGTCCACATCGACCAGCCCACGTAGTGCAGCCCCCAGCGGGGGAAGTCGCGCGGGGCGGAGTCGATGTCGCCGTCGGAGACATAGTCGTTCGACCACGCCTTGTCGTCGGTGGTCTTCCCCTTGCACAGGGCGACATGCCCGTAGGTGCCGGAGTCGAAGTAGATCAGGGCGCCACGGGGTGCGTCGAACGGCGACCCGCCGTCGACCCGCTTCCCCGAGGGGATCTGGCGCCATGCGTTCTTCGCCGAGTCCGCCCACGCCCCCACGCCGTAGGACTGGCGGCACGCCGACTGGCACAGGTTCGACCACGACTGGGAGGGGTCGCTGTGCTCACCCTCCATCCAGGCGATCGCGCCGTCCACGTCACGGGTCAGGTACCCACTGTACAGCTCGGGGTGCGGGCCGGCCGGGTCGTAGGAGTCCTGCGGTCCGATGTTCCAGGGCTCATGCATCGTGGTGCTCCTTGATCGCATCCCATCCGGCGGACCCGGGTCCGACAAGCATCCCACCCAGGTCCTCACGGGCCCAGGCGTACCAGTAGGTGAACCGGCCGCCGTCCCCGCCGTAGGTGTCCTCGACGAGCTCACGGGCCTTGTCGTCGGGGATGTCGTGGCCGAGCAGCCCGTAGGCCGTCTCGGTGATCCAGAGCTTCTCCGTCGGCGGGTCCATCATCTCGAGCGTGGAGACCACGTTGTCGAGCATCGACCGCCACCGCTTGTAGCCCTTGTCGACCTCGGGGTAGATGTGGCAGGTGAATGCGTCGACGTTCCATCCCTTCGCCTTCAGCGCCTTCCAGTACTTCTTGCCCTTCTCCATGCCGCCGCTTGAGTCACGGGGCAGCACGGACGCGGCGAGCACCATCGCCTTCGGGTCGCACGACTTGATCGTCGAGTAGGCACGCTTCGTCAGCTGGGCGAGGGCGTTACGCTCCGTCTCGTTCCACGGGTAGAGGAAGTCGGGGAGCTGCGGCTCGTTCCATATCTCGTAGGCGTCGATCCGGCCCGTGTACCGGGTGGCCAGGTTCCAGAAGAAGGCGTTCGCGGTGTCCTGATTGCTGGGCATGCTGTTGCTTCCGGGCCCGAGCCATGGTGCGTAGTGCGGGTTGCTCGGGTACTTCGCCAGCCACTTCGGACAGGCGCAGATGACGTAGGTGATGTGCCGGCTGCCGCACTTGTTTACGATGTCGTCCAACCGAGCCCAGTCATACGTGTCGGGTGCGGTGTGGATCGCTGACCAGTGTGCGCCCGCATCCCAGATGCGGACATGAGTGACCTCGGCAGGGATCGCGTCGAACTCCTGCTCGCGGAAGTGAAGGCCGATCACACCTTGTACCTCACAATCACGATGCCGGAGCCGCCCGCGCCGCCCGGCTCGGACGCGCTGTTCCCGCCACCGCCCTGACCGCCGCGACCAAGATTCGGTGGTGCAGCCGATGATGGGTTGCCGTTGCCCGCTGTCCCGCCGGCGCAGTACGTGACGGAGGTTCCCGTGATGAGCGAAGCCTTGCCGGGGCCACCGCTGCCATTCAACGTCGGTCCGACGCCCCCAGCGCCACCTCCGCCCCCAGCGTTGCCGCTGCCCGCTCCACCCGCGTACCCGGCGAACTGCGCCGCGCCACCCGTGCCGTTGCCGTAGTTCCCCCCAGCGCCTCCACCACCCGAGCCACCAGGTCGGCCGTTCAGCTGCGTGTTCTCCCCGCCGCCGCCGCCGCCGCCGATGCCCGCGAGCAGGGCTCCAAGCGTGGAGGCGAGGCCATCCGTGCCAGAGGCCCCAGCGCCTCCGCCGCCGCCAGCGCCGACGACGATGGCGTGCGTTCCGGCAGGGATGGTGATGGTCTGCTCGACCATCGACCCCGCACCGCCGCCTCCGCCGCCGCCCTGCGACACCCAGCCGTTGCCGCCTCCGCCGCCGCCAGCGACGACGAGGACCTCGCAGGCTCCGCCTGTCGTGACGACAAGGCTGCCGCTCGCGGTGAACTTGTGCACCTTGTACGACTGCCCGAGGATGCCGTTCACCCCGTCACCGACGATCGTGCTCTCGGTACCTCCTGTGGCTGCAACGCCTCCGACGATGGTCACGGGCGGTGACTTCTGCACGGCGACGATGACGATGCCCGCAGCACCGGCGCCTCCATTGCCCGAGGAGAAGTTGTTGCCTCCGTAACCGCCTGAGCCGGGAGTGGCACCGGCTTGCGCTGTTCCACTGGCCCCGTCGCCGTTGCCACCGTTGCCACCCCTGCCGTACTGGACGGCTGTTCCCGTGATGGATGACGTGACTCCGGTCCCGCCTGTTGTCGCAGCGCCAGCTGCAGATGCGCCGCCCCCGCCACCACCGGATCGGCCCTGCTGTCCGGCACCGGAGAACCCCTCGAAGCCGCCTGACGCGACGGA